CAGAGCGCCAGAGAGTCTCGCTTGTCGGGCAAAAAGTAGCCGACCACGCCGACCTCGCCGTGCTGGCGCAAGTCTACCGCGATCCTCGCTTTGAGACGCTGCGGTACTTCTTCGTTGATCGCAATGACAACATCATTGCGCAGGCTGGGCTGACGTCACGCCTGCCGAGTTCTGCTGCGGCCATCATTGGCGATGACCCGCAGGGCTTTTATGGTGAGTTGGTGCAGCGCGCTATTTTCTTGGGCGCAAAAGGCGTGTATTTGCTGCACAACCACCCGAGCACTAATCCAACCGCTAGTGTTGCTGACATCGACGTTACTCGTGTTGTTTCTCAATTTACGAAGAAGATGGGCGTTGAGCTGAAGGGCCATGTCATTATCGATACCAATCAATATACGGTGATTGATGCAGATGGAAATGCGCGTACTATAGACAAGGACTTTGGTCAGGCAGACCCAAAAAAGTTGATGGACATTGGCGGCAAACCATTAACGAATCCGGACGTTCTGGTCAACATTGCCAAGCAAATTGAAGTAGACGAAGACGCAGTTGTTGTTGCGGTTGTTAATGCTCAACTTAAAGTGCAAAACCTTGCTGTTCTGCCAAGCGAGCAGTTGCGCAAAGGAACTGCCGCAGCAAAGTCTGCGCTGATGCGCACAGCGCTTGAGGCGCGCGGCGAGTTTTTGTTTGCTATTGGCAGGAACATGGAGACCTTGGACGCGATTCAAAGCTTTGTGGTTGATCGCGTGTTTATCTCTCCTGATGGCCGTTACGTCACTTCTGGCAATGCGGCGATGCGGTCGCTGTTCCCGAAAGATCGTCGCGTTCGAGCGTCTGCTGATACCAGCCCGGCATTCGACTACTTGCGTCAGGTCTCTTTGCAGGACGCCAAGCGGATGCGTGGTGTCGCCGAAGAGGGCGGCGTCTACGAAGCGCCGGATACGAATGCAGAACTGCGCCCGTTCAACGATGCTATACAGCGCGCTGACATTTACGCTCGCGCTGTGCGCGCTGCGGCAGAGCGAATCGGTAACGACGACGCTGCTCGAGCTGCAATGCAGGCGGCTACCAATAACCAGCTTGGCGCATTCGAGATTGACGCCCTGCTTGAGAAATTAAAGCTCGAGAACCAGACGGTTCGATCGCGCTTGCGCAAGGCCAAGGCGCAGTTCACCGCTGACGAGACTGCTGATGCGCTCCAAAGCGATGCAATGCGAGCAGCCAATGCTGTTGCCAACAACGTCAAGCTCGACGCCACGATTGCAGCTCGCAATGCGGCATTGGGCTTGGCAGCCCGTACCAAGATCGTCGGGCGCGTCATTACCGAGTTTGCGCAGAATCCAAAAGAAGGCATTTTGGCTGTACTCGGTGGTTCGTCGTTTGCCAAGTTTGGGGCAAAAGATTCTGTGTTCCATTGGCAGCGCACCTACTTCACGCGCTGGACAAAGGGAATGCTGGCCGAGCTTGAGCAGGCCGGAGTCGGCGAGGCGTTTACAAGCAACGCCTATGCTCGAGATGTGGCTCGCGCTCTGTACCAACTGGGCCGCGAAAACCCGCGGCTAGAAGGGCTGGCTGGCGAGGCGGTAACGATTGCCAAGATCGTTTACAAGTACCGTGAAGATTCTCGCAATACGCGCAATCGATTTGGTGCGTGGATTCGTGACCTGACCGGATACATCACTCGACAGCAGCACGACTTCACCAAGATCAAAATGGCAGGCGCAGAAGAGTGGAAGGCGTTTGTTCGTCAGCGCCTCGACATTGACCGCACTTTGCAACCGGGGCAGAACCTTGAGGAATTCCTTGACGTTGTGTACTCTGACTTTTCTGCTGGTCGGCAGTTAGCGGCTATTGACGATGAGGCTGCCGCATACACGGCACCGGGATCGCTGGCGCGTCGCGCGTCACAGTCTCGCGTTCTGTACTTCCTCGATGCTGATGCCGAGTTTGACTATCTCGAGAAGTTCGGCGCTGGAAAATTGAACGAGGCAGTTCTCGGTGACTTGAGCAGAGCGGCGCAGCAGGCTGGCTTGATGCGCATTCTCGGGCCGAACCCAGAGTACACGCTCAAGGCTGCGATGGCCGAGATCGATGCGTCGCTTCGAGGAAATGCGGATCTGCGCGAGCAATTCTCTGGCGCAATCGATACCGCAAACGAATTGCTGACGATGCTAGATGGCCGAGCCAATATTCCGGGCTCACAGATCTCTGCCCGCGTCGGATCGAACATCCGTGTCGTGCAGGCGATGTCGAAACTAGGTGGCGCGGTTATTTCCGCCGTTACCGATCTGCCCGTATACGCGAGTCAGGTTCGTTATCAAGGACGCGGAGGATTGCTGGCTGGTATTGGAGAGGGTATCAGCAACCTGCTCCAAGGGCGCGCCAAGGGCGAGCGCAAGCAAATTCTAAATATGATCGACACCGTCTCCGAGAATGTTGTCGGCGGCGTTGCGATGCGCTTTGACTCTGACGATGTGATGTCTGCGACGTCTGCTGACTTGATGCGGATCTTCTTCCGGCTAAATGGTCTCGCTTGGTGGACAGACACCCTGCGCGAAGGCATGGAGATTGGAACGGCAAACTGGCTGGGCAACCTGCGCAATACTGCATTCGACGTTGTCGGCGCTGAATCCAAAAACGTGTTGCAGCAGTACGGCATCGCTGCGCCAGAGTGGGACGTCCTGCGGCAGGCTTTCGTGTCTGACAGCAAGGGCAAGTTCTACGTCGTGCCGGAGGCGGTGACTAGATTGTCGCCAGATGTCATCCGACAGTACCTAGCGACTATTGGCCGATCAACCAGCGACACGGCGATTGCTAATGCTCGCCGCGACTTGTCTGATCGCTTGCGTAATCTGATCATCGATCAGGCAATGACTGCGGTCATCGAGCCGGATGTGCGATCGCGTTACTTCTGGACGCGCGGCACCAAGCCCGGCACCTTCTTTGGCGAGATTGGCCGATACATTGGTCAGTTCAAGGGGTTCCCGACCGCGCTCACTCGACAGGTATTTGGTCGAGAGATCTATGGCCGCGGCTATAACTCGCTCGGCGAATATCTGAAATACGGCAAGGGCGATATGCTCGGCCTCGCGCAGATGATTCTGGCGATGACCGCGTTCGGCTATATCGCAATGGCTGCCAAGGATTTGCTCAAGGCAAAGACGCCGCGCGATCCGACAGAGCCGCAGACATGGATCGCTGCCATGTTGCAGGGTGGCGCGCTTGGTATCTATGGCGACTTCTTGTTGGGTCAATCCAACAGGTTCGGCAGGAACATTGTCGACACGCTGGTAGGCCCGACGTTCGGCGTTCTTGGAGATCTTGACGAGCTGCGCCAGCGCGCTATGCGCGGCGATGATGTGGCCTCGTCGGCATTCAGAATGCTGATCGCCAACACGCCGTTTATGAATCTGTTCTATACCCGTATAGTTCTGGATTACTTAATTCTTTATCAGATTCAGGAAGCCCTAGACCCGGGTGCCCTGCGACGAATGGAACGTAGGGTCGAACGTGAGCAGAACCAAGAGTTCTTGCTGGCACCTTCTGAAGTAGTGGAGTAACACATGACCGTCTCATCATCGACTGCAAAGGTTAGCTATTCCGGCAACGGCTCAACACAGGCCTTTGCTGTCCCGTTTTACTTTCTCGCCAACAGCCAGTTGCTGGTGGTGCTGCGCTCATCGACTGGGATCGAGACGACGCAAGTTCTCGGCACCAACTACACGGTGACTGGCGCAGGCGTTCTGACTGGCGGCACCGTTACGATGACAGTTGCTCCGGCTTCCGGCACGACGCTTGTCATCTCGCGCAACGTCCCGCTGACGCAGGAAACGGATCTTCAGCCAAACGATCGGCTGCCTGCCGAGACTCTCGAGCAGTCCATCGACAAGCTGACGATGATCACGCAGCAGCTCGACGAAGCCAATGATCGGACGTTGAAGTTCCCGCTGACGGACTCCAGCAGCATCTCATCAATTCTGCCAAGCTCCAATGACCGAGCTGGCAAGTTCCTCAAATTCAGCACGACTGGCTCTCCGGTTGCGGATGCCATCACAACTCCGTATGTCAGCGTGAAGGACTTCGGCGCTGTTGGTGACGGAGTCACCGATGACACGGCTGCAATCCAGTTGGCGCTCAACACAACGACGGCGGTGTATGTGCCGCCCGGCAACTACAAGATCACCTCGACCTTGACGGTGCCGAACAATACCAGCCTGATTGGTGCAGGAAGAGGCACGGCCAAACTCCAGAAGTTTTTCAACGGCGACATGATGACGCTCGGCAATTACTCGAATCTTTCGGGGCTGTGGCTGGACGGGCAGGGCAGCACTCTTTCTTACACCGGCCAAGGCGTTGTCATCAACAATGGCAATGGCCGCCAGAGCATTACCAGTTGCCGCATCACTAACTTCCTCAATGGCGCTTGTTTGTACTTCTTCTCGCAGGGCGGGACGCAATGCTCGGTCGTTGACCTGATCGCATCGCAGACCAATGGCGCGACCGGCACCGGCAACTTCGCTATCGTCATTCAAGACACGGGCGCTACGGAATCCGGTGCGTTCCCGCGCAAGTTCTCGCATATTGAGACCAACGGTTTCTGTTCGTTCTTTTTCGGCTCGAGCAATAACACCTATGTCTCAAACAGTTTCTTGGGCGATCTGTTTTATAGTTTGTACTCGCGCGCTACGCTGATCACGAATTGCCGTATCGCCAATCAGACTGCGCTTCTGATTCAAGGCAATAACCATACGATTATCAGTTGCGCTATCAGCCCGCAGATCACGATTCAGACCACCTCTGACAACATCGCGTTGCAAGGCAATAGCTATAACAATCTGCCGATCATTGATAACGCCAACAACAATCGCAACCTGTTGGATTCGTGGCGGCTTGCGTATACCCCGGTGATATCTGTTGATCCGACACCGCAAGCGGCTGGCACATTTGTATCCGGCAAGACTTATGAAATCGTCACAGTCGGCACGACCGACTTCACGTTGATCGGCGCGGCATCCAACACGGTAGGCGTTCAATTCGTTGCGACGGGTGTTGGCTCTGGAACAGGCACAGCAAAGTCGATTCTCATTCTTGGTGGTGGGGCTAACCCCGGGGTTATCTCTGGAACATATTCCAGAAGCGGCGCAACCACAACCGTTGCGATTGAGTTCTATATGGGTGAGCTTACAAACCTTGGCACCGGAGGCATTCGCATCTCGCTGCCTCATGCCATGAAGAATGACATTCTGTTTGCTGGCGGCACCGTCTACATGAATATCGGCGGCACGATTTACGAAGGGTTCGTGCAGATCCCCGGGGCAGGCTCAAACTACATTGAGCTGCTTCGTGATACATCGGGATCTGTGACGTATAACAGCCCAGCCTTGTTTACTTGGACATCGGCATCAGTCAAAGACTTCATTCGCTTGTCGCTGACCTATCCGAATTAAGTCGAGCGATCTCTGCCTTTAGGCTGTTGATCTCGGCAGCAAGGGTGCTGGCCTCCGTCCAGAGGCCACGCATCCTGATGCTGGCTAGCGCGTTGCTGTTGCGCCAATCACGCTCTTGGCCGTAGCCCCATGGTGCGGCCTTGAGTTCGTTTGCCCACGCTCCCGCTGGGCTCTCGTTGTCGATCGTCATGCTCCACCTCGTCGGTGCCGGGTTCGTAGATGAAGTGATTGCAGTGCCATTCCGCAGGCCAGTCGTTGGCCGTGCAGAATAATTGTTTGCCGTCGTGTTTGGAGTAGCGACAGCTACGACAGTTCATGCGAGTGTGTACCGCGCGTATGTCTTCTTGCGCTTGGTCTCGAGCTTGCTGTCGATCTGGATGCCCATGTCGCGCAGATCGGAGATGCGAGCGGCAAGGCGCAGGCATCCGAACCGTACAGCGTCGAGCGCGGTAATGCTGCCGCGACGTTTGATGTAGGCGAGGATCTTATCGTTCTGGCTTTTCATCGTAGTTTGGCTCCGGTATGTGTATCCCCATCTCGGCACAGCGCGCCTCGATGAAGGTTAGGTAATCTCTGAATTCCTGTTTGGTCAACTTGCTGGATCTGCGCAAAGGTCTGTGGCGCTTCTTGCCAAAGCCCTCGACAACCTCCCACCCAAAATGCTCCCCCAAGAAAAAGGTATGAAGATCTGCTGGCCCCCATCCGCGCAACGCCTCGCCGCCGCCCTCGAGCACGGCAGGGTAAACGACGCCGTGCAGGAAGCGGTTCTGTGCGTCGGTGCGTTTCGGTTTGAACGCCTCAATCGTTACCTTCCAACTGATCGATGGGTCAAGCTCCCGCACCAGAACCGAGACCGCCGTAGCGATCTGGTCTGGCTTGGTGCCTCTTGGAAAGATCCGTTGCATTAGAACGGGATGTCGCCGATGTCGTCGTCGCTAAACGTCTCGGTCACCTGCTGCTGCTTTGGTGCCTGACGCGGCTCGGCGAGGCCATCCTTGGGTTTCACGGACAGGCTGAAAAACTTTGATCCCGGCTCCCTTGCGGTAGGGCCAGCAACTTTGACCCATGCGTTGAGCCAGTACTCGACCCCATTGATGTTTAGAGATCCGGTGTATTCGGGATGATTGTCGGTTTTGCGGTCTGGGTTCTTACCAAGAGTCCCGGTATTTGTGCGGTCGTACTGCTTCACAGGCTCAACTCCTTCAGATTGTTTACTTTGCGCTCAACTTCTTGCAGGAAATTCGTTACGGCTAACGTGATCTCGAGGATCTTTGGCTGGTCGCGGTGGACGCGGATGATGTGCAGTCGCAAGCGCTCCGGCAGTTTCGGCTGGTACACGACGTAATCGCACCAGTCGCGCCCGGTCACGGCCATCTGCCATTGCATTTGGAGACGGTGTTCGGTGGGAACTTTCTTGCTCTCGATGATGTCCAAGGCAGCCGCGGGCTGGACGCACTTGATCTCGACTAGCCCATCGCTGCCGACGAGGCCATCCGGTGACGCACCGGCCTCGAATTTCGGATGCTTGATGAACCCGACCTCCTCGACCAGCAGCCCGACACGGGCACTATAGGCGGCTCTGGCCTCGGCCTCGGTGTCGATGCCGTGTTGCATCGCCGGTGACGTATAGCCCTCCGTGGGCTGTCCTGTGAGGCGCTCGCAAACGAGCTGCGCCATGTAGTTGCGATAACCGGCTCGATCCTTGTCCATCATTACGTTACTGATGGCGCTGGCAGTAACCCGGCCACAGCGGCTCGAGTACCACTCCGGGGTGCGTTGGGTATCGCTCACTTGGAAAGCTCCTTCTTGCGGGCGGTAAATTTGCTGACGCCGCGGGAACGGATCGCTTCCGGCAGCGTGTGATACAGGGCGTTGAGCTCTTCGACCGTGTTGCAGGCGGCGATCTCGGCGTTCATCTTGGCCTCGATTTCGTCGACCTCGGCCTCCGGAAGATCCTCGCCAGCGTAGATGTAGAGGCCAAGGCCGTGCAGAGCGATGCACTTGGCAAGGCAGCGCATGATGCTGGTATTGACGGCAAACGAATTCGGGTTCTGGATCGGCTGATTCCGGTGGTCGAGCACCGGCAACAGGCAGGTCTTGATGTCGCCCTTGATCTCGACCGAGACCTTGACCATCCCGGTCTGATCCTTGAGGTAGATCACCGGCAGGCCGTCGTATTCGTGGACGGTGTAGCGCGCAGCCGGGTCAATCTTTAGCACCTCGGCCCATGCCCACGCCCACGACAAATAGGACAGATTGCCCTTCTTCTCGATGTGGTCGTTGACGTTAATCTTCAGCAATTCGCTCATGGCAGGCTCCGGTAGATCTTGTTGAGTTCGTCTTCGATGATGGCGTTCAGCTCGGCGAGGGCGCGATCGCAGGCGGCGATACGCTCCTGCTCCTCTCGCTCGGCCAGCTCCTGATCCTGCTGGTGCCACCAGCTCTGGTCGTCGTTGCCCCAAGGCGCTAGATCACTCACGGCTCTGTACCTCCTCTTGTTGTGTGCAGCCGCCGTCACCACAGGGGTCGAGGGCAGCGGCTAGTAAAAACAGCAGGGCGATCCCGATGAACTGCGGCCAAGGCGACTTCATCGCTGGTCTCCCGCAACGGCCTGTACGCCAGCGACGTACCCATCGGTCTTGCCGAGGGTGTAGGCGTACTTGATGGATTGCTCAACCAACTTGTCGAGCGACTTGTTGCCGATGCACTCATTCAGCGTCTGGATCAGGCGCTCGAGTTCGTCGTTATAGTGAAACTGGTTCATGCGGCCTCCTTGAGGGCTTTGACTACGGGAATCCAAGCGGCAAAGCGCACGGGATCGCTCTCAACGTCGGCGATCAGATCCGGCTGCTCGTCTGGGTGGGTGCGGAAGAAAACGATCTCGCACTCGAGGCAGTAGTCGTCGCAGACCACTTCGTTGACTTTGCATTCGCGGCAATAAAAGTCGTTCATGTCGTGTATCTCCGTCGTTGTTATGTTGCGTATCGTAACGTGGGTTAAGGGGAAGTCAAGCCTGTCAATCAACAAAGTAGTAATCGCCGAATTCATTCATGTAGCGATCGACCGCGGCATCCTTGGGGCTGGACTCGCCAAGCCATTCGCTGAATG